CTCGACGCCCCATCCACCTTCCACGGAAATCTCCTTGGTGCCGGTGAACAGCGGGGGCGGCTGATCCATAGGGCCGTTGCCCTCGCGCAGGTTGAGCGGGGACAGGTGCCGGTCGAGGCCATTGCCCACGCCGAACGACCCGCCCACGGTGTTGTGCAGCACGACGGCGACCTTGTCGATCGACGTAGGTTGACCTTGGCCAGAACCCATCCGGGCTCCTTCAGTAAAGCGCTGTGTCTCGCCGCGGTAGCTGTAGGGCAGGCCCACGGCCACGATGGAGGCGCGGCGCTGTAGCTCGATTTCGCCTCCGGTCACGACAACGTCGGGATGCACCATGCCGTCCGCCAACACCGATACGGTCAAGCCCTCCAGATGGCCTAGCCCCGTGATCGTCGTCACCTCCTCGCGCACGAGCGGGGAGTTGTAGTTGGTTATGGAGGGGTCGACCACGTCGCCCAGGTCGTCCCAGTCCGTCGTGTTGATATAATTGCCGTCGCCGTCCTTGAGCTTGAACGTGTTGGTGGTCTTGTCGGACACGATGGCGGACAGGCGATCCATCTCTGACGGGCCTTGCGGGGCGCGCAGCTTGACGCGGTCGCCGTCCAGGAAGCCGTGGGCCGTGGCCGTGAACACACCTTGCGCCGCCTTGGTGAAGCTGGCGATCAGGACCGGGTTGTCGAACTTGAGGCCAAGGTCCACGAAGTACGCCTCGTCGAGCGCCCTGATCCTCTCGTCGTTCGTGGCGCGCTCGTAGGACAGCGCCGGGCGGTACTGCTGATCCATGTAGCAGACGTACTGTTCCGTCGTGCCGTCGACCTCGATCGTGGCCAGGAACCACAATTCGTGCGCGGTCGAGGACGGGTTCTGGCACACCGCGATATCGTCGACCCGTGCGAGCCCATTGGCGATCGAGTGAGGGTGGACGCCAATGACCTTCTGGTCCGGCTCGTAGGTGAGGCCGATCAGCGAGCCGTCGCCGTGGACCATCCAGATCGTGCTGTCGGGCGTGGCCTGATACGCCATGCGCAGAATACCGCCACGTCCGTTGACGTCGCTGTCCGGTACGTCCTCGGCCAGGAGCATGAGGTTGCGCGAGGAGAAGTTGTCCTTGACCACCTCGTAGCGCAGTTCGAACAGTTCCCGCAGGTTGGACTGCACGAACATGATCTGGTTGTCGATCTGCACCGGGGTCTTGTACGCCGAACCACGATACGTGGCCGAACGGATGACCGCCGCGTTCGGGGTCAACACGCCGCTGCTGTCCGCCGAGAACATGCGGAACTCGCCGCCCGCCGAGCCGATCGCCATGTAGTCCGCCTGTGAGGCCAGCCACATGATCGTCTGAAGGCGCTTACCCTGCACACGCTTCACGATCGACTTGTCGTCCTCGTTGATCGTGGGCGTCGTGCCGTAGGCGAGGCCGCGGAAGAAGTTGTCGTAGTCGTCCGACATGGAGCCGACGATCACGTCCGGTGCCGTGCGCGAACCGCCGTACCACAGACGACCGTCGTGGAAGATCACCGCACGGGGGCCGTCTGTGTTGGAGAACAGGCCGAGCGCCCAGTCCGGGGTCGCGCTGCTTCCGGCCGGGTCAGCCAGCACCTTCAGTTCGGTGGCGATGACGACCGTGGTCGAAGATACCGTGGTGATCTCGTACACGCCGTCGTGGAAACGCAGCGTGCGCCCGACGTCGTCGGCAGTCGTGAAGCCACCCGGCTTCGGGACCGCGGAGAAGGTGAAGGTGTAGGGGCTACCGCCGCCCGTCTTGGTGCAGGTAATGGCCGTGATGTTGGACGGCTGCATCGGCGCGTTGCCGTCCTTCCACGTCACCTTCGTCCAGGTGAACGAGGTCAGGCTGGTGCGCGACAGCTTGTACGGATGGCCGTTGGGGTGAACCATGTACATGACATCGACCTGCTGGGCCGTGCGCAAGTCCTGCTGTTCGTCATTGCCGTAGGTCGTCACCGTCTCAAGCGGCGTGCCGGGGCTGCTCTCCACGAGGCCATGGTTGGCGTAGTAGCGGATGTAGTTATGCCCGATCTCCATAATGTATTGCTGATCGGTGGCTACGTCGAACGGGATCAGGGCGTTCTTGGCGCTGGTGCGGTTCTTGACCTCGTTCACGAAGATCGACCCCGCACGGCGCATGAACCCGCCGTGCGGCAGGATTTGCCCGTTGAGCGCCTGGCGCATACCCTGGTGGTACGCCTCCAGGTCGTCGCGCCCGCGCAGACGGCGGGTAAGCAGGCCCGCCGTGAAGTTGGCTTGGATCGGGTTGTATCTTGCCACTAGACGACAGGACCAATACGTAGGGGATAGTTATCAGAGTAGCGGCTGTCGATCCAGTCGCTGGCAACCACAACCTCGGGGGTGTTCTGGATCGCGCCCTTGAACTTGGCCTGCTTGGCGGCCTGCTCGCGGCCCTGCACGAGCGCGGTGTAGCGGTCAGCGCCCTTGGTCAGGTCGTAGAAGATGGTCGTGGCCAGGAGGTATGACAGATACTTCACGAACTCGGGGGAGTACATGCCGGGGTCGGTAACGCGCTTGACGTAGACGATCTTGAGCGGGGCATCGTCGGCCAGGATGTAGTTTCCTTCGCGCTTGAAGATAGTTTCACTGGCCGTGTAGTTACGCTTGCTCTCGTTCTGGTCGTCGCCAATGCCGATAAGCTGGAGCAGGTCGGACGGCACCGTGAAGCGGTTGGTGAAACCGAACAGCGGGGCGGTCGGATCGGCGGCCAGTTCGGCGCGCTCGATCGCGAAGTACCAGCGATAGTCGGTGAGCGCCTGGTCGAGGACGAGGTCGTAGACGCGCTTCAGGACCCGCGCCGCCTTGCCGTCCTCGTTCAGCGACGTGATGGACGGCTCGCCGCAATGGGTGAGCGCTACATTACAGATTTGGATTTGGCTCGCCATACCCGGATACTATCACGGATAGGGGGCAAAGAGAAACCCCCTGTCCACGAGGGACAGGGGGCCGCGGCGGGGGAGGAGGGTGAGGGAAACGCCCGCCGCTAGGACTACTCTTGCGTCGTACCGGTGGTGGCGATGCCACCTACCGAAGACGCCTTGGAAGACTGGCGGTGGTAAGAACGCACCAGCGCCGCAATCATCTTCTCGACGTCCATGCCCGCCGTAATCGTGTTGTCGATCAGGAGGGCCACGGACCCCGTGAGGGACCCGCCCGTCCCGTAGGTCACAGTGACCTGCCGGGACGGGGTGATCGAGGCGTTGAGGGTAAGAGTGGCCAAGAGCCTACTCCACCATGTAGAGGACGTAGCCGTACAGTGAGCCGGAAGCCGGATTGCCGCCTTCCAGCTTGGCCGTCAGCGTGATCGCCGTCGACAGGCGCTCGCGTCCCAGGCCATACAGCGCCCAGGTATTCGCGAAGGCCGACGTGCCCGCCGCCGTAGCGACGTCCAGCGCCGACAGGTACTTGTTCTCGGTCGTGCCGTCACCAATGTCGAGGGTGATCGACGTGCCGAAATCGGTGAAGTCGACGAACCCGTTGAGGATGCGAGCGCCCACCGGGAGCTTCGCCAGTTCGACGAGATCGTTCTGCGCAGCGTCGCCCGTCCAGGAGAACACGTCGCAGCGCACCTTGCCGTTCGACTGACCGCTGTCAGGCTTCGTCTGCGGAGTAGCGCGAAGCCCGGTGATGATATCGGAGTAGAGAGTAGCCATGTGTCAGGTTCCTTGGTTAACGATTAGGCTTCGCTGCACAGGACCGAGACAACCATCTCGTCTTCCGTGCGGAGGGCGGTCCACGAGCCGCAGGTATAAATCTGCTGCGCGTAGCGCTTGTCCGGGCGGGGCGAGGCCGTAGTGTTCGGGTTCATGCCGTCGATGAAGCGGATGGCGGGCTGCGCCCAAGCGAAGCAGTTGCGCACGCTGGACGTCGAGATCAGGCGCTCGGTGCGGATGAACTTGAAGCCCAGGAAGGTGTCGACCTGGCCCTGCACAAGGGCCTTGACCGTGTTGAAGTCCTGCGACGTCACCTTGTCGTCTTCCAGAAGCTCACGCATCTGGCGGGACGTGGCGGCGAAGAAGCGCGGGTAGAACTCGTCAACCTCATTGGCGTCGAGGATTTCCTTGGCGCGGTTGAGCTTGTCGATCGTCAGGCCCGTTGAGCCCGAAGCAAGTTGCTGGGTCGAGGTCGGGAAGGCGGTCGTGCCAGAGCCGGTGTGGCCCGTGACGGCGGTGCGGTACAGCGCGTCGATGATGGCGTCGTCCATGCCGCGGCCCATCGTGCCCGCGTGGCGCATCGTGTAGATGCTGTCGAGTTGGATCAGCATCTTGACGCGGTCCTGCTTGTCGATCAGGTCGGCCACGTCGTAGTCCTTCATGAACCACCAGCGCCGGGTCTGCGGCGTGCTGTTCAGGGGCGTGTCGCCATGGCGCTCGTTGATCTCGTTCGGGGCGTCGATGCCGCCCGTGATTTCGATCGCGCCGCTCTCGCCAGTACCCTGCTCGCGCATGACCGCGGGAAGCAGGCGCGAGTAGCGCTGTTCCGCGAGCAAATGCACGTTGCTGGAGAACTGGGTGACATACGACACCGGAATGTCGACAGAGTAAAGAATACGCATCAGATACGTTGCCTATTGGATAGGTTGTGGGGGTTCGGTGGAACCGCGCCGGGTGTCCCTATCCAGGGGCCGAACTTGGTCCGTGGGAGTATGGTTGTCACACTCCCACGGAATTGTCAAGTCCTACTTCTTCCAGAGGCTAGAGAGCGCGCCTCGCAGCGCCAGGCCCAGCACCAGCACGCCGATCGCCACGCCCGCGAGGACGCCCAGGAATATCCACAGGGCCGTCATCATTTGGCACTCCGCTTCTCGGCCTTGGCGAAGAACTCCTGAGCCTTTGTCTCAAGCTCGCGGCGCTTCGTCAGGTTGGGTTCGTTGATGGCCTGGTTGATGAGCTTCTGGCCCTCGGCCTTGGCGTCGTCGGGGGTTATGCCCGAACCGAAGTCGCCCGGCTTGTCGCCGCCGCCCTCGTCCTCGGCCAGCATCTTGCCGACCTTGGCAAGCATCTTCAGGACCGGGCCGTCCGTACCCAATCCCGCTCGATTGAGGCTTTCGCGCAGGGCGTCGCCGCCCAGCTTTCCGACCGCGAAGTTGGCCGCGGCCACGCTGCCGTCGAACGCTTCGCCCAGTTCGTTCTTCAGGGCCTCGATGTTCTGGCTGTTGCGCGCGATCTCTGCGTCGGCCATATCCTTCTGGCCCTGCTCGATCATGCCGTTGAACGTGCCCAGCAAGCCTTCAAGCTGCTTGGGCAGCACGCCTGCCTTGAAGGCCGCCTCGGTAAGGGTCTTCATGCCGGGGGTGTCGAGCTTGATGCTTTCGCCTACCGCCTTCTGGTCGAGCTTGTAGCCCGCGATATCCTTCGGCAGGCCCATCTTCTCAAAGGCTGCGCGCTGGACTTCGGGAGCCGCGTTCGGAGGAAGCTCGACCAGGTGATCGGTAGGCCGTCCGATGAACTGCGAAGCGTGGTCGAAGCCGCGCACCAGTTCCTCGATGTTGGCGTACTTCTTGGCCGAAGGGCTTTCCTTTAGCTCCGGGGGGAGGACGGATCGGTAATCCCAGTTTTCAGGGAGCTTAAAAACTTCGCCGCCTGGCTGTTCGCTTTTTCCAGTATCTCCCGCCCCAGGGCTTGCCGAGCTTCCTGAAGCTCCGCCTCCAAGGAGGCTATTCGGAGCGCCTGCTCCTCCCGCGCCATCCCCGCCTGCACCAGCGCCGCCCGTAGCTCCGCTACCTCCACTTCCACCTGCTTCTCCGTCGTAATAAATTCGGAAACTAGAATTCTTCGTCATGTCCTGCACCCTTTCTCTCAACGGACGTCTCACTCTCTGCCTGTGTCGGCTGCTTCATGTCGTCCGGCGTCATCGACAGCATCTTGCCGATATACACCAGCACCCCTCGATGAC